TATAAGAGACAGGATAGAAAGAGCTGAAATGTTTGTTTTGACATCAAATTTTGTGACATCGTCAACATTTACAGCAATCACGATTTTAAAATCATTTCCCCGGGTCCCAGCATATTTCGCCGTAGCAAAAGTATTTTCAGCCTTAACGCCACCACCATTTAAGCGGTAACAATAAACCTTAATTGCATTTGCAAATAACTCCCGTAAGTTTTTCATATTTGCGTGAGTATTCGCATACCCGAAAATCTCAGCACACTCAGCCACAGACAAAAACTGTTCCTGTGTCACCTCGAACACCTCGCCGCTTTGGCCCCAATCCAATAACAGCGGCATTGCCGCCACGCCACGTGTCGATATCCCCGCAGCCGCCCGTTTGGCGCTGATCGCGTTAATGTACGCCCCAGGGAGTGTTTTATTATAGGCTGTAAAAGTTCCGCCTCCTAATGCCATTAGTTCACCTTACCTTTCAAGAATTTATCAACCAGCTTGTCAACCTCGCTGGTTGTGTACGTTTCAGAATCCAATAAAACAGCCCCCAAAACATCAGCTTTAGGGGCGTATTTCTTAGACTTTATCAATTGCTGTTTTGTAAATCTGTTTTCAGCCGGGGTTTCCTCGACTGTTTTTTTAGTAGCCATTTATTTAATCCTTTCCGTAATTTCGATTGTTTGCATTTTCGCCACTGGTGGTCCTTGAACATAGAGAGTAGCGTCATAGGTCACGAAAATATGACCCGCGCCGTCAATCGGCTTTCCGCTGGTCTCTATCCCTCTGATTTTTGTACCGTCAGGAAGCGATATAACCCTCAAATTAGCCAGTAATACCGATAGGGTAGCATAGATATCAGATAAGCCATTTAATGGGAAATAGACCACCTCAAAGGGCATGGATTGAATAAATCTCCCGGCGATCCGATCCCGCTGATCCACATCAATACAGTGGATGTAAAAAGCCGGTTCGACTAAACCCTGTTCAATTGGTTCTGTATAGACTGTGCAATCCGGATAGAGCCCGGCAATCGTCGTGGCCATGCCTGTAATAATCTGATCAATCATTTAAACGCCTCCTTCATGTACTGCATCAACCGCTTTTCAAGCAGCGCCGGGGCCAGAGCATTGACTTCATTCTCGGATATTGTCAAGAAAAATTGACCATCTACCCAGCCGTCATGGCTCGGCGTCCGGTGCCCGTAGTTCACGTACGAGGCATAAAAAACTGGGTTGAATATAGCGCAACGATATTCCCCATTGCGATACACCACATTAATTTGAGATGCCGCCCCGTTCTTACCACCTATCCCGATGGTATTTCCTTTTTCGCTGGTATTCTCAACACCACCAGTCCATCCGCGTCTTAAAGTCCCGCCGTCTTCTTTTCCAACAGGTGTTTTTTTAATCACCCTGGACAATAACCGGGCGGCCAATTCCTTGGCGCAATCTTCCATGAATTTCTGCCTTGAATCATCGTTCAAAGTCTTTTCCAGTTTCTTTTTGAATTGCTCAAACTGCTTGTAGTCAACATTCTTGCCCATCAGCTGAATTTATCGAAAATTACTAACGATATCTCCTGATGGGATGGGTAGACGGCGGGAAGACCTGACTGTTTAAAGTCAGCCGTCCTGCCGTCCTGGGTAATTGTTATTTTAGACCCCGGTTTAATTTCAAGATCCGGGGAGATCAGCAGTTTGATCGATTGAGACTGTACCGCCACGCCATTTACAACGGTCGTGGTATCGGATGACTTGTGCGTCATTTTGCAGGGTTGATCAGTCAGGACAACCACCGGGGTCTGCTTCAAGATATTTGTTACTGGGTCTTTAATGCCCTGCATTTCTGTTACGGTGCATTTACCGGTGTAGCGGCTTTCGACCGCCATTCTCATATCCATGATAGCACCCTGTACCGGTTGAGTTGAGAATAGTAATTCTTAAGCAAAGACTTTGTGAAGGCCTCGTTAACCCGGAAACTAACAGAAGTGTCACCATCGGTCTGGCTGGCTATTAAACCGCCATCGGGGGCCACAGAACCAAAGTTTTCACCTCGATAAAGATCCATGGCCATTCGGTAAGCCGTGTTTTCAAGCCCTCCCGGTAATTCTTCCAGATTGCAATAATTAAGAATCGCATCGGTAGTATTGTCTAAGCAAAATTGCAAGGCGAAATTCTTATCATCGCTAGTAATCCCTAGTAATTCTTTTAATTTTTCAATATCCATAACTTAACCTCTCGTTAAAAAAGAGGCTGTTATTAGCCTCTTGAAAGAATTCGTGCAATTGGGATCGCTTTGTGGTCGAAATAGGTTCCAGCACCATCGTTAACCAGTTCCCAGTTAGCGCCGTTTTCAAATTCGGCATTTGTTGGGGATAGTGTGGCCTGTACTGCTTTTTTGTACGAGAAGCCATAAGGTGCCAGGCATTTTCGTTGACGGCTGTAAAGCGGGTCCTCGCCGCCATTAACTTTGGGGTCTCTGTCCATTTCATAAGCCACTTTCGCGCCGATGTCTTCATAGTCGAATGCTCCTAAACCCATTGTGTAGGTGGTGTATTCGGTGTAGGCGGCAGCAGCGGCAACAGCAGCAACAGCGGTCACGCCCTCGGTTGTTTCAGTAATGGTTGCAACTAAAGTACCAGCTGTGTCATTCTTATTAACGATCAGGGTCGGTACATTTTCAGACAGCGCAACCTTTTGAGTCAGGGTGATAGATCCGCCAGTGCCACCGATGGTGTATTGCGGGAAGTCCACGGTCAGTAAAGCTTTCAAAGCGGTGGCATCGGCTGTAACGTTCGCCCCGGCATCCCAACCATCGGTTGTTCCGCAAACATAGGTTTTTTCGTCGAGTGTTAAGGCGTCGCCAGCAATTGCTTTAGTGGTAACCGCCAGTGTGTACACTCCGGGAACGCCAGTAACAGCAGACACAGCATCTACAGCAGGCACTTCACGAACTGGCATCGAGTCATCAACCAGTACGGTCCGGCCGTTCCAGGTCGCAATGTTTAGTGATCGCTGAATCCCATTGGCGTCGGTGTACTTCATGTACTCCAACAATCCCAAGTTTTCCAGATTAGTCGCAACAACAGAGTGCATCAGGACGATCTGGAACTTGTCTTTATTCTGGCCGCAAGCTTTCTGGATCGCTGAGTTAAGCGTAGAAGCTCCAACAGCTGTTGCGATTTCGTAGGTGTGGTTGGTTGAGAAAACAGCGCTCCCGGGATCAGTTGTGGCATAAATCCCTTTGATCATGGAAAGCAATACTTCCTGATCCACTTCTTCCCAGTAACCAGCTACCTGATTGCCGACATTCGACATGAATTTCACACCGCCGGTGATATCTTCGGAAAAGTCTTTTTCGGTCCATGCTTTTGCCCGGCCAAAGACAACAACGCCACGCTCAAAAGTAGTAGTGCTGGTTGAGGTAATGTCGGTCTGGCCGTCGTAGTTCAGGGCCTCGCCGCCAAGGTTGCCAAACATGGGAATAATCCCGTAAGCGGTGGTTGTTTGGGAATTAAACAAAGCTCTGATCTCTGCATTGGGTGTCAATGCTCTGGATTTCAGCAGCTCGTTTCGTTTCAGATTGGGGACTTTTTCAACATACTTCCCAAATGCTTGGGGGTTGAATGATTTAGAATCAAATTTTGGCATAAGTTAAATCTCCTTTTTATTTATTATTCTTTTGGTAAAATGGCGCATAATTCCTCGTAGGAGGGGTTTGCGGGGTTGCCTAAGTTCTTAGGCGTTCCATCTCCACCTTCAGCGGGGTTGATCCCTCTAAAGTTGGGTTTCGGGTCTCCTACAACATCAAACAAAAACTTGGAATCCTCACCAGTAGTCAGTGCTGTGATCTGGTCGTCAAGTCCTTTGAGGTTATCTCCGTCAAGCTCGACCTTTTCTAGATCCAGCAGGGCCTTAACCGCTCTGAGGTTCTTTGCTTTCGCTCCGGATAACGCTTTTTCAATCGCATTATTCAGTTTGATCTGTTTGATTTCTTCCTGGTACTTCGCTTCGGCCTTGGTGTTTTCCTGCGCCATCGTTTCGATAGTCGTCTTCAGGGTTTCAATATCACCGGCAGAATCTTTCAGCTCTTGCAGCTGGGTGTCTCTGGTTGCGATGTCTTTTTTAGCCTGCTTCAGGTCGTTGCTGACAGCATTAAAGGTTTCCTTTGGTACTGCCTGTTTCGGGAATTCTGCGTTAACCTGGGCCATTAATCCATCTATATCAAGAACACCGTCATTGATCTTTGCTGCTTCTAATAATTTCTTTAACCACTCCATCTGTTATATCCTCCATAGCTTTTTATGCTGGTCGCTGCCAGCTGGATTCAGTTGTTCTTTATGCCCTGCAACGTGTAAAAGGGCAGTGGAGCCGTAACCCCGGCTCTGGGGGAGATATTTTTCACCCCATTTCGATTAAGATTTTGGGTATAAAAAAAGCACCGGTTAGGGTGCGGTGCTATTTGTTAAGCTTACACATATCGTTATACTTCGCGGTCGTTTTGAAAATCTCTCGAACTAAATCTAATTGTTCGCTCAAAAGGTGATTCGACTTTTCAACCTCAAAATTAAATTCTTTAATGAGTTCCAGCGCGTCGCGCACTTCTTTGGTATCTACTGATATTTTACTTGTCATCTCCATTATTTTTCTCCTTCTCTCTGGCAAATACCATTCTCTTTGTACTTACAATCCCATCGATCAATGCAAAACTTGCACTGATCATCTCTGGGGTAGCCTGAATAATTAACCCCGATATATAGCAAGCAGCCGGTTTGTTTATAGGGATCTTTTAGCGCCGGATCAAGGCACTGGCCGGATCGGTTGTGGGGGCACAGTGAGTGAATGCAGTCATTCATGGGATTACTATTTTTCGCTGCCATAAGCAAAAACACCAGTTGAAAATATTAATCTGAACCCAAGACACCGCATAATGAGTGCCGTCTTCCCAATATTCCGTAATGTAGTGATGCATGATTATCCCTCCTTTCGAATTCTGAGCATGAAAAAACCACCTAACCTTTTACAGTTGGTGGTTCTAATCCCATTTTACATTTACCCCATCTTCATCAGCTGGGTATAACTCCAATACTTTGTAATAATTTTTAATATCACCTGGCTTTTCCCCATTCTTTAGAGCTGTTAAAACTTCGATCTTTTCGTCAAGCATAGCCTCACTTTCCAAATCAAAGAACTTAACAATAAAAAGATCGTTAACTTCAATCATTAGATTTGTTATCTCTTCATACTTCTCTAAATCATTCATATCATACGCCCACCTTTTTTAGGATTTCTTCTTTCATTTCATCCATTAGCTTTATTAGTTCCGGTTTATCTTCCTTCAATATTTCCAACAAATCGGGTCTTGTTACACTCAATGCGGTATAGTTTGCCCATACTTCAGAAATGCGATTGTCAATAGATTTATAATATTCAGGTCCATGACCATATTTGACGATACCTGATTGCTTGAAAGATCCGCCCGAAAGAGCATCATAAATGTCTTGAAGCCCATTAACCCCATTCATCATGTTTCGAATTTCAAAATCAGACTCTTCAGACTCTTTTGTAATGAGAGCATTCTTTTGTTTTTTATATTCTTTATGTTCTTTTGTATATTTATAAGGATTTTTCAAAACTTCACTGTAACTATCTCTTAGTTCGTTCACTAAAATTTTGTATTTAGATTCAATAGTTTTTTCTATATCAACTATTTTTTTATTATACTCGATAAATAGATCTTTCACTTTGTTTGACAAGGCCATATCTGTTTTATTGAAAAAATCCGCTTTTGTTTCACTAAGATACCCGTATTTATTAACGTCTTTCCTCGCAAATAAATCCATCATGTGCCCGAGTTCGTGTGCGGTTGTTTGAATACTTCCGGCCATCTCTCCCGCTCCCAGTTTGGGTATTTTTACACTCATTTCGATTATGTCGCCATTGATTTTGTAAGAAGTCCGTACAGCGTGGTTTTTCGCAGTATATGACACTTTTGCAATTGTGCCATTAGATTCAATATTTTCTAATTTCCCAAGACTGTTTAACAACTCAAGCGTTCCAGGATCAGCATCTTCAATGTTATTTATATAATCTACAAAGGCTTCTGTGTTACCTATTCCTTTTTTATCTGTAAAATAATTTGGGAAGTTAGATACATCAAGCTGTACAATTTGTTTTGGTATATCTATTATTTGTGTTATACCACCTTTCAAGACTTCTAAACCATCTTTGCTACCACCATTTACAAAACTTTTCTCCCAGTCAGGGTATTTCATATCGGCCGGCACGTGATAGGTTTTTCCAGTGTCGGGATCCCTGGCGGCTCGTTTGGTATTCAGCTCAAATTCGTCGTTAAAATACGGCGCCGAGGTTGACCGACACCGCCCATGGAAGGGGGCACAAGTAATTCCGGACTTTCGATCCTTCATATCAAATACTTTACCGCCCATCATTCTGCACACGTCCGAGGTTTTACCGTCCAACGTCGCAATGATCTCATACTGCTTGACATTTAGATTATTAAAACAATCGGTCTGGGAAGCACTTGAGAAAAAAGCCGATTCGGTAATAACCAGGTTCTTAGCCTGCGATTTTGAGACATTGAAGCGATCCATGATGGCTTTAGCTGTCTGCGAATAGCTTTCGCCCCTGATCGTCGCCTGAGTGAGAATAGAGGGCATCTCTGCCATCAGTTTATTCTTATCCCGCCAGATCCTTGATGAAAAGTTTTGGCCGTCGGGGGCCCATGGTTTAGCAATCAGTTTGGCGATCTTATTATCATCCAGCTTCATGACATCAAAACCGACGCCAAAGCCTTTCTGAAACTCAAACATCGTTTTGTAATACCCGGCTTTATACTGGTTAGAGATGAACTGATCAAAGGTATCAAGCTCATATCCGTACATGACCTCTATCTGCTGCTGCATCTGTAATTGCAGGGCTTCCAGCCTGGTCACATGGAATTTCGCCGAGGCCCGTTCCAGTTCTTTTGCCCATTGGTCTGAGTAGGGAAGTGTTTTGCCCTTCTTGATATAATCATCAACGGACATTTTAAAGGAACTCAGCTCGCCTTTGGTCAGGACCTGCTTAGCTTCAGCATAGGAAATATTCTCATTCGTGGCGTATCGGGAATACCAGGCGGCCAGTTCTTTATCTGCCTTTTGGGCCGCTTTTTCAAATTCACGCTCTAAGGTGGCATAATACTCTAATCCTTTCTGGTTCTGCGATGCTTCAAGCTGGGTGAACCGGTTCTTCCAGTAATCAGCCTGTTTCATCGTCGTTCACCTGGTCGCTTTGCTGTTCCAGGGGGAAAGGCCCGTAAGAATCGACCGCTTGTTTCATTTCTTCTTTCAGTCGGTCAAGTTCTTCGACAACGTCATCTACAAAGGGGTGTTTAGCCAGGATCGTTTCTTTGCTGACAAGGCTGCTCGATTTCTGGCAATTATCAATCAGCTCTGCGGTATTGATCAAAACATTCCGGTTGAAGGTGATTTCAAAATCAACAGCCGAATAATCTTTACCCTGGGTATTGTTAATATGCGCATCAATGAAAAACGCCAGCTCTTCCAAGCTTGCTTGATACTCGGTTTCCATATCGTCAGCATCCAGATCAATATCTGAATACATGCTCTGGATGTTCATCTGGTTCGGGTTGCTGCTCATGCGGTCGTCTTTGGCATCGTAACCGCGGGCATTCTCGATCAGTGCTTTTTTAAACAGCTCAAGGATCGCCTTAAAGTTGTCCGCCGTGAATGCAATGTTCAGGGTGGATACGCCGCCTTTACTGGCGGCATCGGTTCTAACCTTTATCGCGCCGAATTGAGCAAGGTTCTGTCTGAAGTCGCTGAGGTCGGCACCGTCGTAGTTTTCCAGTACGATGATCGTGTTCCAAGCATCCTCCTGCATTCGATTCTCAAAGTCAGATAACATGGTGTTAATTCCATCCTGAAGACTTTTAACCCGCTTAATTAAAGGCATTTCCTTGTTATTGGCCTTAAATGCGATCAGAGGGTTCTTTTCCCAATTGTAATTTTCAGCGACATCATTAGCGTGAATTTGAATGTAATCACTATGCGGGTTTTCGGTATCAGGCATTAATCTGCCATCATCCAAAGTATAGTGGTCAATCCCCTGCTTAGTGTAAACATCAACCTTTTCAACAATCTCTCTATTTTCTTTATTTGTGTAAGCATCCACTTCATAAAGCCGAACAGCATATTCCAGATCAGTGTGATCCTTGTCGTTCCAGAATGGCAGGATTTCATAAGCTTCAAACCGCTTAAATTTAAGTTTTCCATCGACCCCGTAAAAAGGGTGTATCCACCCTACCCCCTGGTTAAATGCGTCCTCTGTGACGTTTTTAATCATACGCATAAACGCTTTATCAAAAACATTTTTCAAAATATCTGCATAACCTTGGTCATCACTGGTAACGGTGAACGGCTTACCGACCAAGTAATTCTTTTTCTGGTCTACCATTTTTGCATATTGATTGTCGATGACCTTATTGTTGCTTAGGTTCTCAAGCTCAATAGTCTCGCCATTTTTCCCAATCATCGTTCGTTTTCGAAATAGGATATCATGCTCATTTGAGTAATATTCCTCACCACATATTTGCAGCTTACGTTCTGGGCTGGTCTTCCATCTGGAAATCTCCAATTCTAGGAATCTTAAATCACTAATGACGTTTTGAGCGCCCTCGGTCACAATAGCGTTGATCCTTGATGTTTCTGTTATTAACAAATTACCGCCTCCTTTCTGTGTAAAAAAATAACACCGTGAGGTGTTTAATCGAAACTGAATATAGGACCAACAGTATAAGATTCAAGCCCATATCGCATGGCATCCATGAGGTGATTGAAATCATCTATTGGCCTGTTTAGTTTACTTCCAAATTTATCAGTATCCCAAGAATAGTTATTAATCTCGGTTAGAAAATTAACGCATCTGGGATGAATTATTATTTTGTAATTTTGAATAAATTGAATCCCGTTATTAATACTGTCTTTACCTTTTCTTGCTCCTTTGACTCGATATAATCCGTGATCTCTTAATTCTTGTATCGATTTAGGCTCTGCACTGTCAGCAATAATCTTTTCTTTGATGTAGCCCAATATGTTAACTTCATCAAATATCATTTTGTTGGTGAGGCCTGTTTTATAAAGCTCATCAAACACATAGATTATTTCTTCTTTTTGGTCAATTAATCCGCAAAACAAAGCTGTTGGATCATTAGTGTACCCAAAATCCAAACCAAATACAGCCTTTATATCGTCGCGGTCTTTGATGATCTCTTTATAATTAAAATGTTCTTCCACAAAGTTTTCATAGACGAGGCCTTCTACAACTCCCCAATTGCCAAGCCCCGCAACATGATATCGGCGGGGGTTATTGGTTTTCATTCGTTCAAACAAAGCTAAATCTGATTCATCCAGCCATTCATTACATCGGTAATCAGTGGTCAAAGACATAATATCTAAATCATCCAATACATCAAAGAAACGTGATTTTATCCAGTGTTTCTCATTCCATGGATTTAGGGTTAGTGTGATTCGTTTAAAATAACCGGGCGGTAATTGACCCCTAATACCTTCATCCAGCTTATCAAAGTCTTCTTCTTTCGTAATCTCGTAAGCCTCATCAATCCAAACAAAGTTTAGAACACCTTTCGGGACTGAAATAGATGTGATCTTGTAACCATCATCCAGGCCGCGGAATAATATCTTTTGCCCGGTTGGGGTGTACACCAGCTCAAGTGGATGTGTTGTTGCTTTCCAGTAAGGTTCAATTCCTAGCCGATGAATCGCCCAAAGCAAATCAGAATAACAACTATCTTTCAGTGTGCGTTCAGTTTTTCTTATGACCAGGGTATTCGATTCAGGATACTTAATCATCTGGACGATATGCCATAGTGCTGCTGTTTTAGATTTCTTAGATGCTCGAGAACCCTTAACAACACAATAACGACCTTTGAAATTCCAGAATTTCTTATATCCTTTTCCGATAATTGCGGGGAGTGATATAAGTTTATTCTTCAAGTAAATCCTCACCGCCGATCACAATAACCTGACTAGACCCGGAATGTTCAATATCCCGCTTATCCCTAAATTCGTTCGGCTTTCTGTTTTTAAGCCAGAATATTTGAGCCGTTGTGTCAGGGACAACCATCTTAGTAACAACTTTAGTGACGACCAAATTACCTGTATTCGGCTTATCGATTTGACTAAAATCAAGCGCAAAATCAACATAAGCAACAATTTTCTCGGCTTTTTTAGGATCATAAAACTTTTGGCTTTGAAACCATGAGAGCCACTGCTTATCTTTCTTTGAACTGTTACAACTCTGGCAAGCCGGGATGATATTTGAAATAGTCAACTCCCCGCCGTTTGCCAGCGGGTCAAGGTGATCTTTCGTTAAATTACCAGATCCGCCGCAGTAAGCACAAGAATGTCCAAAATAAGATTTTGCCATTTCCCATTGTTTTTCGGTCAATTCGGACTCGCCGCCATGGCGCTGGGCTTGCCCAGTATCAACAATTCGCTCTTTGGTCACTTCTTCATATTCAAAACCTAGGGCTCTTTTTAATAAAGCATTCTCGACTTGACGGTCAATGACTTCTTTGCCCTTTTTTAGGGACTGACAAATCTGACTATAAGAGTCTTTCCAACGATATAATGTTTTGGGCACAATTCCCATATTCCCGGCAATCTGTTCATCTGTCAGTCCATCTCTGGCCCATCCTTCAAGTAGGGTGAGACCATCTTCGGTTAACCAATATTCATATTTTCCTTTAGCCACTGGCCTCACCTCCTTTTCTTTTTATCAGCTTCCTTGTCTAAGATCTCAAAATCCCAGCCCTGATTAACCTGGCAATGGGTGCAGTTGTCTTTAAATTTCTGACCCGGAACTATTCTTGTGATTATTCCTGCTTCTAAATAGTCGCCATGACATTTATGGCATAATGTCTCAATTTGCAGTTTTTTTTACTCATCGCTTTTCCTCGCATTAAAAAAGACACCGGTTTCCCGATGCCTATAAATTTCTAGCTTAATAATATCATAAAAATTTAGTCAATTACAATCAAGTAAACTCAATTAATTCAAGACCTTTTGAATGCAGCACATGAACCCATTGCCAAGACTTTTCAGCCCTGCAGCATATATCCTCCCACTTGAGATTATCCAAGTACCTCAATCGCATCACTCGCTCAACCGCCCAATCATCAATTGTCGATATCAGATACTCAACTTCACGCCTAACTTCTCGAAGTCTATTGACCTCAGCATTCAAATCCTCGATCATATCCAGATAAGTATCGATGATGGTTGATTTATCCGAAACACCTGATCCCATCGGCATATCGGATAACGTTGGCGTTACCTTCTCGACTTTTGATTTCAGAACAACTATTTCATCAACTAAGTCGCTGATCTTCTCATTGGCATGGATGTATGCTTTTAATTTTTTCTTTTTATCTTCATTGGTCATTCGCGACCCTCCATCTCAATCAAAAATGCAACATTACAGGCTACATGCCAAATATGCGGCAACCCACTCTCTGGATCGTTCGTCTCACCTTCCAGGTACGCCAGCCAGTGACGATACAGTGCGTCCTGGTATCGTTGCGGCTCGACTTTCCGCCAGTTCTCCGGGTCATGGTATTTCTGACATCCATATTCCCGAATAGCTGTCACGGCCCATATCAACGACGTTGGTACTAATGTGGGTCGTGGTTTGCCAGTGTCGGCTTTTGCGGATTGACTATTCTTATAAGCTTCTTCAGCTTCTTTCTCTGTCGCTTCAAGCATTTCATGAAACTCTTTTTCTGGATCTTCTTCCCACGGCATAATCATCGCAACCCTAACCTTTCCAGCCCCTGCAGCTGCCCGTAACTCAGGCCCTGGGATCTGGCCCGTTCGTTGTATTCGGCATAAGTTATTTTAGGTTTGACATCCGGATCAACCAGATACTTCTTTTTCTTCGGTCGCCGCTCATTATACGTCCTCATGACATGTTCGCCCGAGTTTACTTTTCGTTCGTATTCTTTCACGACCTCGGCCCGATGCTTTTTCACACACTCGTCGGACAAGCATGTTTTTTGCCGTTCGTCTCTTGGTAGGTACTCGCTGCCACAATAAGGGCAGGTATCATATTCAAAATATTCTCGAAATTCGTCACCGAATGCCTTGTATATTTTTTCAGCTAATGCCGGGGTATAAACATTTCTCAAGCGAATCTGTGATACCTGTGACGGATGTGTATCGATTCGTCTGGCTGTTTCGGCTCCGGTTAGACAATATTTTTCGATGTAGTGGTTTAATCGTTCTTGTAGGGTCATTTTGCCTCCTTAGTTCATTGAATCCTGATAATTGATCTCGCACATAATTCCGCATGATTCCATGATCTCGTCTTCCAGTCGCCCCCGTCTTGGGTCTAACTCATCCAACCAGATCGGTCCGTTATTATCTTTCAGTATTGCGAACCCAATTTCTCGTTCACGGGTCGCTCTTTCTTTAAAAACTTCCGGGAAGTCTCGCCTGATCGCGTTCCAATATCCCATGCCACCTTTGACGCATCCGATGCAGTTATTGTTGCGATAGCCAAAATCGTACATTTTAGGCCTTTTTATTCCCAGCCGTCCACACATCCCATGAGCATCTTCTTTGGTCACCATTTTGGCAATCAGGGGGAATTCGTGGTCATATTCCGGCATATTGTCAGCCAATCGTTCGGCTCTGTCTCGCTCGGTCAGGTCCAGGCCCCACACATAGGTGTGACGACCAGGGTTTTCGCGTTCCCACATCTTCCTTACCCGTCGCTTTAATAAATTGGTACACGGCGCTCCATGCGGGCCTTTGATATATCCACTGGCCTGGATCACTTCATCAACTGATTTGTACTTGCTTTGTGTGATTTCAATCTCTTTATCTAAAAACTTTTCGCATTCTCTGACGAATCTCATCGAGTCTTCGTGCTGATCGCCAATATGCGTATAAATAATCTTGTCAACGTCTTTTGCTAAGTAGGCAGATATAAAACTGCTTACTCCTGCACTGAACCATACTACTTTCAAAAACCGCACCCACTTTTTCACTGTATTTACAGTTACTAAAGTAGGTAATGGTGTAGGCTTTCCACGCTCCCCAGTCGCCACAAAGGTTGCGATACTAGGACACCATTTTATTCTGTTTTTCGATACCTAAATGGGCGCTCGTTGCGGACTGGCTGTCTGTTCGAATGCTGCATACATCCGTCACCCTCGAAACCTGTTATTCACAGGACGGTTTTATTGTTTCTCTCTTTCGGGTTTTCATTCTTCCTCCGAAAATTTATAAATCCTTGCCGGCACTCCCTGGTATTGCTTCGTCACTTTGCGGTCCTTAATAATCCGACAAATGTATGGAATTCTCGCCTCACACATTTTAGCCAATTCATTCAGTGATCCGGCGGTTGCCAGTGGTAGTTCATACTCATCGGCGGTTGATATTAGATAGATCATTCCAGATCCTCGATTCTGATATAGATCCCCGGGACAGCAGCCCAGAACTTTTCAATGATCTCCGATGCCACCAGAGAATCATCAACCCAGTATCCCAGCTTTGTCATAACGTCTTTCAGCGTCTTGACCATATTATCTGTATCTGGCTTAGTCGTCTTGAACTGGCCATCACGATGTTTCCCAGTGATCGGAAAGCACCACTTAGTCATAAGTCGAACCGGGCCAGTGTATTTTTCACCAGGAACATGCTTTGCCAGGTGCGCTTCTAATTTCTGGCGGACTGCTAAAAGTTCAGCCGGCTCATAAAACACTGGCTTACCTTTAACCACTCTCACCTGTTTTTCCTGATGCGTTTTTGTTGGCGGCGCCATGGGTAGGAAGAATTCAGTTGTCATTGATAATCTCCCATTCAGGAACTTCCCCAGTAAAACATAAACCTCCTACTCGCTTAAATGCCATATCCGGATTTGCTGTAACGCAATGCGGTAAATTATCTTCATCCAGCTCAGGGCATTTTTTTACACATATATATTCATTCTCGTTTTTCATTTTGTTTTACTCTCCTAACTTACTTTTTTATTTTGGAAAAAAACTTTTAGTCATGGGATAGGGGACCGAGGGTTACAGGGGCGAAGCTCATAGCCCCTGTTCCTCTGTTCCCCCATGACCGGAGGGACAGACAATTATATATATATATATATACTTTGTCCCTGTCCCTGTCCCTAGGGACATTCTCGGGACATTTCTCGGCTTTGTCCCTAAAAATGAAATTGGACAGACAGGGACATTTTCGGGGATTGTCCCAGAGGGACACGTGTCCCTGTCGACTTTGTCCCTAATTTACATTAATTGACATTTGACATTTCTTCGACTTTGTCCCTGTCCCTCTCTTTAATTTCATTTTTAATAATCTCATATTCAGGGTGTTCTTTTACATCCCGTCTAACAGTTTTTTCAGACTTACCCATGTATTCGGCCAACGCCTTCACCGTTGCTACATTATCAAACGAACAACATTTGATAGCCATATCCAATGAATCAAGTCGTTCTTTTTTTCGATCTTCAGGCGTTTTCTTATTTACTAAATTCTTCTTCCATGGCGGTTGCGCTCCATCGGTATCCGCATCTTTCAGCACCCCGACGTGATCCACATTGTGCGCCGGGTAATTAAACCACAGATTTACCGCTGGGAACTTAGGAAACTCTCTGAGGGTTCCGTCAATACGCCATGCTGTGCGGCCATGTACGGCTTTTCTGGCGGGTTCAATGAGTTGCTGAAGGTTTTGATACTGCGCCTTACTTAAAAGCTCTTTACTGATGTCTAGCATGGCCTTTTCACTAAGCAGATCATCCTGGGAAACATCATCATCCCAATCAGTCACATGTTTCTCAAGGAAGTTTTTACAGACCTTACAAACAGCCTTATTTTCTTCCTGTTTGAGTAAATTATCATTTAGGTCAAGTTCGATCAGGTCAATGAGCACGTCCGGATCCCGGGCAAATACCCCGGAACCAGAGGCTCTGTCCATGGACTTCTTGCCGCCCTGGCCACCTTTTGAATGATGATGGCAATAGATCACTGCGGCGCCCAGCTCAGTGCACACACGGTCAAACTGATTACAGAAATTAGCCATCTGATCTGCGCTGTTTTCGTCGCCGGTGATGACCTTATAAATCGGGTCGATCACTATAGCGATATAATTTTTCTTTTGTGCTCTCCGGATCAGCTTCGGGGCCAGCTTATCCATTGGAACTGACTTTCCACGTAAATTCCAGATGTCGATATTTGATAGGTTATCCGGTGTCCAGCCTAATGCCTGGTAAACATCCTTGAACCGATGCAGGCAGGAAGCCCGGTCTAGTTCCAGATTAACATATAAAATCTTTCCCTTGGCACATTCCCAATTAAGCCATTTCTGACCCTCAGCGATGGCAATACATAACTCAATGAGGGCAAACGACTTTCCCGCCTTAGATGGGCCAGCCAGTAACATTTTATGCCCTTGTCTTAATACATCATGAATAAGTGGTGGCGACAACGCCGGGAGATCATCCCAGACATCAGCAATGCTTTCCGGCTCTGGCAGATCATCATTGACCGCCTCGATCCAGTCCTGCCATTCTTTCCAGCTTTCTTTTCCGATGTTGGTATCTACCATGAATTGTTTCTGACCGCTCCTCATGATCCCCGGCATTCTGGACAACCGGGAAGGGTTACGGTTCTGGTTATCGATTTTTAAACCATTTTTATGGCAAACCGTATAAAGGTAATCTACTCGTTTTCGGTACTCGTCATAACTCCCGGCTTCCACTTTTACGATGGCATGAAGTGATTTCTTTCCGCTATGCACCAGGCACGCCACCGGTAATTCCAGTTCTCGGATTATGGCGTTTTGTTTGTCAATTTCCATGGTGTCTGATTCCACCAACGCATACCGAAAATCTGTTACATTTTCATTTTTACAGCCCTGGCCATCCAGGGGGTTGAAGCGGATCCACGCCCCCGCTTCGGGTTTGCAGTCTCCCAGAACCGAACCAATATCACCTTTTGATTGATTCAGCTGCTGGATCAATTCGCCGGCGGTGCGATCCCAACAGCCCTTTGTTGGTAGATATTTACCGTCCTTCTCCCAGGTGTCCGTGACATAGCCAACATTTTCAGATGCTTCAAACAAGATTTCAAGATACTTTACTAACTGGTCAACTGGCTTCCAGTCATCCGGGGCGGCGACTTCTTTACCTTCCACCCAGTTTTTATCGATGACCACCAGTTCGTCTCTGGCTCCAATGATGTCGTCCCATTCCAGTTCATGGCCGCCCCGATCCGGGGACCAGCCATGATCCTTAGCCATTTGAACAATTGTCCCTGCTGTCACCGGTTGGGAAGTCCCACGGAAAGTGTCCCATTTCTTAAAGCACTCATTTGCGTGGTAGCGTCTTGAATCACGTTGAGACCAGGTCTCCCAATCAGAGGCGGTGTAACCGTCCTCCTTGAGTGCCATGCCGACATTGACCCATTCCTGGTAATCCAAAGCCGATGGGTCGATATACTCTAGTAATTCGATTAAATTTTGTTTTTCCATAAAATACTACCTTCATGTTTATAGATTGTGGTAAGATGCTTTTAAATAATTTATTTGGAGGAATTAAATGTTAACAGATATAACCATAACGTTTCCTGACGTTGGTACTCCATATCATGGTGAGGCTGATATAGACGAATATTGCCCACATTGCGGAAAAGACGTCAATCCAACAATTGTCTATTCAACCGGGACAGCAAAATCTAGTGCTGATTTTAACATAATAGCTGTTCTCGTACGGTGTCCACGATCAGAGTGCCAAAAATTTCATGTCCAAGCGTTTTCTTGCTCAAAAAAAAACCAACCTTTTAACATGTTCGTAGATTTTGAAAGAATAAGTTACACTTATAAGCCTCAATTAAAAAATGATCTTCCTAAAGAAATCAATGAGACTTTTCCTGAATTTAAATCTATTTTCGACCAATCATTAGAAGCCGAAAGTTTGGGTCTTGATCAAATTGCAGGTATTGGATTTAGAAAATCATTGGAGTTTTTGATTAAAGCTTATGCGATTTCAAAAGAGCCTGATAGCCAATCAAAAATTGAAAAAGAAACGCTTAACAATACAATTCAAAATCGTTATAGCGATTTTCCAAAAATCCAAAAATTAGCTGAATTAGCGGCTTGGATTGGTAATGACGAAACTCATTTTGTAAAAAAGCACACCGAAATTGATATCAACGATATGAAAAAATTTTTAAGATCAGCTGCTTTATTTATTGCCGCAGATATGGAC